TAATAATTGGCTTAAGCCATTAAGTAAATTTATGTATTTACTTAACCCAACAAAAAGAGGTTAAAATCCTTTTTCTTAAGTTTTTCTATGTCCAATCAAATGGGTTGCATAGGAGGAGTGATAACTGCCTAAAGATAAATAATTAATTAAATTAATTAATTATATAACTAAAATGTTCATTAACAATAATTATGAAAATAAATTTTACTAAAATCTTTTGAAGATTATTAGTTATTCTATTTCCACAGATTAAAGTTAAAACCTATCTTCGTCCATATTTCTCATTAATTTTTAAATTAATAAAGAATCATGGTACCATTCATACAATTAAGATCTTAAAACAATTAAGATTACATTGTACTAGATACTTATGTAATCAACCTTTAATGGTTAATAACATGAGTATCGGTATTGATAAAGATGGTTGGCCAAAAGCCCTTCTCTTTATGAAACCACTATGTAATAATTCTGTTTTATCAAATAAATTTTTATTAAGTCTATTAACTCTTTCTAGAGCTATGGACCTAAATAAAAAAGAATGAGATAAGATAGAACCTAATTACAAAACAATTACAGATTTACCTTATGGTTCTTATATTATACCTTCTGGTATAATTAATAAGTTTGTAAAAAAATATAATTTAAATTTACAAAAACCATCTTTTAATCAGGAAGATCTTTATCTTTCTACTAAAAGTGGACCACAAGGACCTGCTACTCTTAGTTCTCTGAATAATCTGTTAACATATGATTATTCGGAAATGCAGTTAATTTTGAATTTAACTGATACTAAGGGTGGAGATTATTTCTGTAAAAGTTATAAATATGCCTTTGATAATAATATTAAACCATTAAAAAATAATTTTAATGGTAAAATAAGTTTTATCAAAGATCCTGAGTGTAAATTAAGAATTATAGCCATTTCTGACTATTTTTCTCAATTCTATCTTAAATATATAAATGATGGTCTTTTTAAATTAATTAAAAATTCCACATTATGTATTTGTGATAGAACTTTTACTCAAGATCCAACACATTGTTGGGAATCAAATGATGAAGACTATTGATCATTAGATCTTAGTTCAGCTACTGATAGATTTCCTATAAAATTACAGGAACGTCTATTAACCAGAATTTATAAAAATCAAAATTTTGGTTTAAGCTGATCTAGACTATTATCATCAAGAAAGTTTTGTACTCCTGATGGACAAGTATTAACTTATAATACTGGTCAACCAATGGGTACATATTCATCTTGGATCTCCTTTACACTAACTCATCATTTAGTTGTGTACTATTGTGCACATCTAAATGGAATCCATAATTTTAATCAATATATGATTTTAGGTGATGATATTGTTATAAAAAACAATAAAATCGCCAGAACATATATAAAAGTTATGAATTCATTGGGTGTTGAAATATCTGTTCACAAAACGCATGTATCAAAAAATACATATGAATTTGCTAAAAGATGATTTCAAAATGGAATAGAAATTACTGGTATACCTTGTAAAGGTATACTTCATAATTTTAATAATCCTTTTATAGTTTTAACTATATTATATGATTATTTTAAAATTAAGAAAAATAATTATTATTCTAACCTCAATTTGCTTTATGTGATAAGTAGACTCTATTATAAATTTAATTTAATTAAAAATGGTAAAAATAATTTTATCACATTAAATAAATTAACTTTAAAT